CTCTCAGTGGTTGTCTCAAGTTTACGGCGCCCGAGCATAATACGAAGAGTCTCAAGCGCTTTATCCTCCATTGTGTCTTTGGTTCCTTATTGGATAGTGAATTCGTTTTTTTCGGGCAGATGAACAATGAAGCAGTGGATTTGGTTTTTAATAGCAGTGATTGTAGTAGCCTTTGCATTGAATCTACTTAAAGTTGAACGATTTGAGTCTAGGTTCGTAGACACAAGTCAACAAAAACGTGCAATGAAGTTGGAAGATTCATCGTATGAACAACAAACCAATCACTTTGTTCAGAACAACGATGTAGGTAACGCAACTGGAATTTCAACACCTTGGCAAGTCAACCAATATAAATCTAAGTTATAATAAATGCCAATCTTTGCAAAAAAATCAGATTGTGAAACACAACTCGCAGTCAGTCTAAAAAACTTTGAGAAACTTCAAAAGGAACATGAAAAACTGATGGACGACTATCTTGAGTTAAATCGTAAATCTCCAGGTAATTCAAGTCCGGTTGATTCGGATATTGAAGCAGAACTTGCTGCGCTTGGAAGAGGTCGCAGAAAGACTCGTTCTCGTAAACTACGAAGAAGAAAGACGCTTAAGCAGAAAAAGTGAGAACAACTAATGTCTACTAAAGCAAAAATTCCAAGAGCTCTACGTGAACAAGTATGGCTGGTTCACGTAGGTCCAAAATTCCAAAATAAGTGCAAAGTTTCGTGGTGTACAAATTCCATGAGCGCATTTGATTTTCAATGTGGTCATAACATTCCAGAAAGCAAGGGTGGAAAAACAGATATCAACAATCTGATTCCGATTTGCGCACGATGTAACTCAAGTATGGGAAGTCAGTTCACAATTGATGAATGGAATAAGCGTTTTTCACCTCCTCCAAGTCGTATGTGGAGATGTCTTCGTTCATATATTAATTGTCAACGTTTTTGGAGGTAAAGGTTCTGGACGAGTTCCTTCTGCACGATGTTTAAGCACATCATCCCAAAACGCTTTTAGATCAGGAAAGTGATCCGGTAACCAACGTGTATCTTTAGGAACCAAGTTCTTCTTGATATTCACAAGAACCCAATAAATGTATTGATTTCCATCTTTCAATGACGCTTGCCATTCACATAAATCAACCAAATCAGGTTTATAATCTACCTTTCCTTGTTCATCGACTGCAAAGACTCCTTTCGTTTCGGTGATCGCATCCCACTCGGTAAAGTTGACTTGTTTGAATCGAAACTCTACATATTCACATTCATCAATCCCCGTACATTCCATTTGCATCTGCATTTGATGTATGTAATAGGATGGGATTTCATCTTTGAGAGCACGTGACATTGGACACTTGAACTCAACTAATCGACCATATCGAAATGGATCGTCTTCAGTTTTTGGAATAATGATTCCATCGGGTGACGCTCCTAGAAAATCATGAACTGGATGCGTGCAACAACCCACATCCATGATTTCACAGTCAGTCGTTTCTTCATACAGTTTCTTTGCAACAGGTTCAAAACGAGTTCCCCAAATCAACGCAGGAATAGGATTCTGTCCATCGGATCGTATTGGAGGATCTAGTTTCTTCTCAAGCAGTTCAAGACGTGATGCAGGTGTTTGCCAGACTTTTGAAACCTCAGAGGCAGTAATCATCTTTCCACGAGTCGTTAACCAAGCGTCTGTGCGTTGGTCATTCTTACCGTAGAGACGAACGGTTCGTTCACAAGCTCTGTCTCTCATCCAAAGACGACCTAGATCCCCCATCATGAGTGTATTCATCGTTTTCATTACTTCCCTCTTCAAGCGACGACGAGAAAGACCCGGCGCTAGAGATTGACATAGGTGTATGAAACGGCGTAGTCGTGCATTGAGTCTCGTGAATGGACGATCTTCTTTTAAGAAGGACATCATTGCCTCCTCCATTAAGGTTCTCTATCTTACCTTCCGAAAGTTCGTTTTGCCTGAACATTTCATTATACGCTTGCTTTCGTTGTGAAAGATAGGATTCAAAATCACCTGCTCCCATGACACCTAGTTCAGAGGACCGACTGAACATCTCATCATACATCTTCTTGAATTCAGCGTCAATCTCATCTTGACGATCTAGAGGGAATCCTGCGTCTTCAATGGTAGGAATCACATCACCTTCCTTAAAGACTGGATCGGGTTGTTGAGGTTGATCTTGAACCATCTCTAAGAACGTCTTGTATTCCTTTTCACCGTCAATCATCATAAAAAGACCTGGTGTAGTAGATTCCATAATTCCACCTTCTTCACGAATTCTATTAATTGCTTCCCAAGTACAGATTGCTTTTGAAACACCAGGTTCTTGCTCTCTTTGCTTCTCAATAGGTTCAAGTACTGGAATGTCGGAAGGCATAATAATCGCAGGAGAGTCAATTGCCGCCATTTGTCTTTATTCTACAGACCCACTTTAAGCGAGAATACCGCAGTAGATACAAAATGGAGGTCATTCAAAATCGCGATCACTGGGTTCTTCATCGTCTTGAAGGATTCTATTCAAACGAAGAAAACTTCAAGAAGATTCAAACAATTCTTTCAGGGAATTCTAAGATTAGTTTACGACTCTTGGATTGGTTAGTGACCAACTATGCAAAGAAACATAACGTCTCTTACATGACAACCGATAAACGCCATGTGATTGTCTACCTTTCCTACAAGTCTCACTTGAAGGCGTATAGTAAAAAGATGTTTGACCCATTCTGCCGTTGGAAGCGAATTCAGTTTATGGGATTAGACACAACGGTTGGACAACTCAATTTCTTTGAATGGGTGATTCAAGATGAAGTTCTAAAGTATCTTGAAGAGCATTATGACGCAGTTCATGAAGACATGGAGGCGTGTTCAACGAGTATTCAACCTAAAACGGATGAAAATGGTACTCGTAGAAAACGACATGAATTGAGTCGTTCTGCAACTAAAGCAGTGCGTCATCATGACGTCAATGTTGTTGTATCCTTTAAGTAATGCAATCTATTCTAGACCCAGCAATTGTCTACGAAGTTTCACGAGATATTTGTGAACACGATGTTGATGTCGTGTCTGATTTGTGGACAATGGATGATCGTAATGTCTATCGGGGTTCCCGCGATACACAGTATTCTCACGCAAACGTATATTGGTTATACGATGAAGATCTAACACGTGTAGGTCTTATTGAACATTCTCTCAAAGACCACGCTGATTTTCGTATGTTATGGTTCCACGAAACACCTTTTGCAACCTATCTTCAAGAAGACAACTGGACTCATGGTCAAAGTATTTGGACAGTGTTGTCTCCATCTGCAGTCGAACGATTCCTTGCAGAAGATTGGACTACACCTGAAACACTCTTAGAAGGATGTTTGCATGGTGATACACGAATCCTTACACTTGAAACGATTTTGAATCCACCCACTCTACATGGTTGTTCAGGGTGTAATCGCAAATCCTTGAAAAAACTAGAATGCGAAAACATGACTGCTGAATTGACCTTTCCAACAAAGGAAAAAATAGTGTTGATTGACGATGATTTATTCGTCTGTGTTCCACCTGCTGGATCACGTATTTGGGAACTGTTAGGGTTTGAACCTAAATCGCAGCACCCACTGGTCGACGGCGGGCAGTCTTCACTGGAGCAGGTGTCTGAGGAACCGGTACTGGTGCAGCAACCTGAACTGGAGTTGACTGCTTTGGAGTCTCCTCTTCCTGAGTCTGCTCTTCCTCTTGAGTCTCAATTGTCTCCTCCGTTGGAACCTGAATCGTCTCCTCAGACTCCTCCTCTGCCTCAAACACTTGAGATGCTGTCACACGCTGGCGAGCAGAAACCTGAGCGTACGAGATTCTCCACGTCACTCCAAATCCCTGTCCAGAAACGTAGATACTCGGGCTGACGATGAATCGCGCTTCCATTCGCTTCGGAAACACTGTCTCTAGGTTATCAGTCGTCAATGGAATCGGACGATTTGCCATATCCACTGCATCCATGTTCACCTTGCCATCGTAGACTGGCACCTTCATTCTGAAACTAGGAGGATACTTGCCATTGGCAACCCACTCAGCACCTTGTTTCTCCACGCTTGGACTGACAAGCGCCTTCATGCTGTCACGGAGGACATCCTCCTTGCGAGCACGACCAAACCACGAGGAACTCTTCTCAACTGCGGTGTGGATGACCTTGTCCTCAAGGTCCTTGAGGAAGTTGTAGAGTTGTCCTACCTCACCTGATTCTGCGGATGCACGCTCCTTTGCATAGGAGTCACATCCACGAAGACTTGCAAGCATCGTGTAGTTTGTTCCATTCTCAGTCTCCTTGATGGAAACACCCATTGGATATTCAATCTTGGGAATGCGCATCTGAAAGTTCTGACCATTGTACTTGATTGGGACGCTCTTACTACCGTTAGTCTTGTTGATTCGGATATCACCGAATGAAATCTTGTTGATATCGAGATTTGAAGCGTTGATGATTGCATTGACCGACATTTGTGCTGTATTGTATACTGTTCATACGTCTGCTAAACGTAAATCCATTTTGTCCGAACATTTCCTGACTCGGTTATCACTTTCAAGAACTATCCTAAACAACAGATAATGAATAGATGTCTAGCAGTTAAAAAGAAGGGATCGACACAACAATGTCTTGCACATCCTCTTAAAGGACAT